CATGTACATTCGCAGTTATGATAGTTATGAAGGTGATGGAGCATTTCTATCCAAGTTCAATCTTGAAATTCGAGATCAAGTAACCTTCACAGTTTCAGTCCGTAATTTTACCGATGAAATCGGAAATTACGAAAGTATCGAACGCCCAAGGGAAGGCGACCTGATTTACCTCCCAATGGCTGATCGTTTGTTTGTTATTAAATTTGTAAACAAGACGCCTATCTTTTATCAGATGGGTTCAATTCAAATGTATGATGTCGTTGCTGAAATGTTTGAATACAGCGGCGAGAAACTATCAACAGGTATCGCAGCCATTGATAATATTGAGCGTGACTATTCAGTAAATATGAGCGTGTATGCAATATTGGCTGAAGATGGTTACATAATTTCATCTGATGATGGATATGACATCGTTCAAGATCAATACAACTTTGATACACAAGCAACTGACTCACTTGCTGATAATGATGAAATTGAGGCTGAGGCTGATTCAATCATCAACTTTAGTGAGATTGATCCGTTCTCAGAAGGTGACATCTAATGTTTGGTAAAACTTGGTCGCATAATGTATTAAGAAAGTACGTTGTACTGTTTGGTACACTGTTTAATAACCTATATGTCACTCGCCAAAATAGCACAGGTGAGACTATTCAGACATTAAAAATTCCATTATCATATGGACCAAAAGAAAAGTTTCTTGCTCGTTTAGGTGCTGACCCAGAACTCAACCGCAAAATCGGTATCGTTCTCCCGCGCATGTCTTTTGAAATGACAAGTTTCGAATATGACTCAAGCCGAAAATTAAACACACTGAACAAACGATACAAGCAAAGCGAAACTGATGCTGATGAAGTCAGTTACATGTATCAGCCAGTGCCATATAACATCGGTTTCACTTTGTACATTATGGTTAAAAATGCTGAAGATGGAACAAAAATTGTTGAGCAAATTCTTCCATACTTCACACCAGAGTGGACACCAACTGTAGAGTTGCTCCCATCAATGGGTGGAACATATGACCTACCTATCATTTTGAACAGTGTCAACACTGAAGATTCATATGAGGGTAATTTTGAAACAAGACGTTCAATCATTTGGACATTGAACTTTACAATGAAGGCGTATGTGTTTGGTCCAGTTAAGAAAACCACACTCATCAAGGCTGCTGAAATTGATGTCCGCAATACTGACGTATCACCAATTATCGCCAACACTTCACTAGCAAATACAGCACTGATTGAGGTAACTCCTGGTATGTTGGCTAATGGCGCACCAACAAGCAATGCTGCACTTTCCGTTCCTAGTAGCCAAATTGACGCTACGGATAACTATGGATTTATAACTGAGTTCACTGAGAATATTTAATGAATGATCTGGATAAAATACTAAACATCGCACCAAATACCGAAGAACAAAAAGTTGAAAATCTACCTGCTGTAGTTGAACCAGTAAATAATGAAGCAGAAAAAGATTACTCCTATGCTCGCGAAAATTTGTATGATGTAATCGAAAAGGGTCAAGAGGCACTCTTTGATATGCTTGATGTTGCTAAACAATCACAACATCCTAGAGCCTATGAAGTGTTGTCTGGTTTAATCAACACACTCGTTGCCGCAAACAAAGACCTAGTTGACCTGCAAAAGAAAAAGAAAGATTTGTTCAAGCAAGAAGAAGCAAAAGAAAAAACTGTCACCAATAACAACCTGTTTGTTGGCAGCACTGCTGAACTTCAAAAACTGATACAGAATAAAAGAGACAATGGCTGATAATTACCTCGGTAATCCTCGTCTTAAACGTTCAAATGTAAAAGTCGAGTATACACAAGAGCAAGTGCTTGAGTATTTAAAATGCTCTCAAGACATAATTCATTTCGTCAAAACATACTGCAAAATCGTAAATGTTGATAAGGGTTTGGTGAATTTCGACCTGTGGAAATTTCAGGAAGAAATGGTAGTAAAGTTTGACTCCAATCGTTTCGTCATTTGTAAAATGCCTCGTCAGGTCGGTAAAACAACAACTGTGGCGGCATACCTGCTTTGGAAAGTTTTGTTTACCTCTGACTATAATGTCGCTATCCTAGCAAACAAAGACCGCCAAGCACGCGAAATTCTATCCCGTATTCAGTTGATGTTTGAGCACCTACCAAAATGGTTACAAATGGGTGTATCAGAATGGAACAAGGGTAATATTGAACTCGAAAATGGCTCGAAAATTCTAGCATCAGCGACCTCATCATCAGCGATTCGTGGTGGATCATTCAACCTCGTTTACCTTGATGAGTTTGCATTCGTTCCTACAAATATTCAGGAAGAGTTTTTTGCATCCGTTTACCCAACGATTTCTTCTGGTCAAACGTCAAAAGTTTTAATCACCTCAACCCCAAATGGAATGAACCTGTTCTATAAACTGTGGATGGATTCCGTTGAGGGTAGAAACTTTTATGAGCGTGTGGATGTTCACTGGTCTGATATTCCTGGGCGTGATGATAAGTGGCGCCAAGAAACTATCAGCAACACCTCTGAAGATCAGTTTAGACAAGAATATGAATGTGAATTTCTCGGGTCAGCAAACACACTGGTTCACCCAAACAAACTCCGCATGCTTGCGTTTAAACGCCCAATCAAAACAAACGACCTTGGGTTTAAAATGTACCAAGAGCCTGAGAAGGGGGTCATTTATTCTATTGTTGTAGATACATCACGTGGTGCAGGCGCGGACTACTCAGCATTCATTGTTGTAAACGTTTCAACTTTCCCGTATAGGGTTGTTGCTACATTTAAGAATAATTTGATCTCGCCGTTGGTGTACCCAAATATTATTCATGATACAGCGAAAATGTATAATAACGCTCTCATTTTAGTTGAGACAAATGACATTGGTCAGCAAGTGGCTGATATTATTCACTATGACCTTGAGTATGAAAACCTTTTAGTGTCAGCAAACAATGGACGCTCTGGTCAATCGCTCTCAGGTGGGTTTGCTACAACAACTCACTATGGAATTAGAACAACCCAGCAGGTCAAACGTATTGGCTGTGCTACATTGAAAACATTAATCGAATCTGATAAACTTATTATTGAAGATTATGATACCATTTATGAACTTTCTCGATTTACTCTTAAAGGTAAGTCATATGAGGCTGAAGAGGGTAATGATGACTTGGTGATGTGTTGTGTGTTGTTCAGTTGGTTGACAACTCAACCCTATTTGAAAGAACTAACTGACCTAGATATACGTAAGAAAATAGTTGAACAAAACGAACGCATGCTTGAGGAGGAAATGCTCCCCTTTGGCATGTATTCCAGTGGCGATGAAGAAGAAGATGCGAAAATCAATATACCAGTATCAGAAATGAAAGACGAATTCAGAAATGAGTTTGGCGTTACTGATGCACCAGATTTCCGCAATTTATAAATAAAAAAAGATATTAACACAATAAACACCTTCAAAGGGAGATTACAAGATGGCGTTTCAAGTCAGCCCTGGAGTTAATGTTTCTGAGATTGATCTTACTACCGTTGTCCCTTCAGTAGCAACCACAACTGGTGCTATTGCAGGTGTCTTCCGTTGGGGACCAGTCGGAAAATTCCTCCTTATAGATTCAGAAAATAATTTAGTTGCCAAGTACGGCAAACCAACCAACGACAACGCAGAAACATTCTTCACTGCTGCAAACTTTCTAGCATATGGCAATCGCCTCTATGTTAGCCGTGCTGCAGTTACAACAGGTTTCTCAAACACCCAGTCTGTTGCTCTCAACGGTAACACAATCGTTACTGCAAACGGTGTAGCAATTGGCGTGTCAGTAGGTGATGGTGTTTACGGTTCAGGTGTCGCAGACGATACTTTCGTATCAGCCGCAAACAACAGCACAATTACAATTTCAAAAAATGCAACGCTCGGTAACTCAACAGTAGCCAGCACACAATCAATTCAGTTCTTTGCTAACAGCATGTCATTCAACGCTGCTGCAAACAGTGCAGTTGCTGCGTCAAGAAACAGCTGGATTGTTAAAAACTCTGACCATTGGGAAACTGTAACAGTACCAAGTGGTGTAGAGTATGTTGCTCGTTACCCAGGATTGATTGGCGACTCACTAAAAGTTTCTGTTTGCGACAGCGCAGATCAGTGGTCATCAACAATCAACCCATTTGCTACAGTTGCAAACTCAACACTGTCATCAAACTCAACATCAGTACCAGGAACCGCTTCTGGTATCTCAATGACAGTAAATGAGTCAAGCGCAAACGTGACTGTGTTTGTTGGTACAGGCAACATGGTTGGTATTACAAATACAGCAACTGTTGCTGCAGCAGTCAAGGCTAAATTGATCGTTGGCGACTATATCGAAGTTGGTAACACAACTATCGGTAAGCAGAAGTTGAAGATCAAAACAATCGGCGACATTGTACAAACGGACACCAGTGG